ACGACAACGAGTGCAAGCGAGCGGCCAATCCCCAGGAAATCGCCCAAGAGCTTGACATCGATTACCAGGGTTCGGGATACCAGTTCTTCCGACCCGATTCTGTTCAAGAGGCGATTCGTCAGTACGCCAGACCTCCTGTCATGGTTGGCGATCTTGAATACGACGACACGACTGGAGATCCGATTCGATTCCGAGAGGATCTGAAGAGACAACTTCAACTCTGGTGTTTCTTGGATAAAGACGACGAGCCTCCGAGGGACCATCGGTGTATCGCCAGCGTTGACGTTTCTGCCGGCACTGGGAGTTCTAACTCAACGGTTGTCGTCTGGGATGCTGCAACCAAGGAAAAGATTGCCGAGTACGCGAATCCGTACATTCGACCTGAAGCGTTAGCCAGACAGGCGGTTGCAATCGCCAAGTGGTTCGGTAACGCGACATTGATTTGGGAATCGAACGGACCAGGACGGCAATTCGGAAGTCGCGTTGAGGAGTTAGGGTATGGAAATATGTACATGCGCCGGCGAGAGGAAGGAATCTCTAAGCAGGTATCCGACATTCCTGGATGGGCTTCCACGAAGGAAGGGAAACTCGTCGTACTTGGTGAATATCGCGCTGCTGTCGAGAAGGGACTGTGCGTAAATCGGTCGAAGGAAGCTCTTGAAGAAACGCTCGAATACATCTTCGGACCCGATGGGAGTGTTTATCACTCTCAATCGGCCGACAAGTCGGACCCGACAGGCGCAAGGGCTAATCACGGCGACCGCGTAATGGCTGACGCCTTGGCGTGGAAGCTCTTGAATAAAGGTTTGGAACTTCCGGAACAAGAGAAGCCGGAGATTCCGGTAGGGTGCTTGGCGTGGCGCAACAAGATGCGCGAACAGGACAAACCTCAAGTTGGCACTGAACTAGAAGAAGGTTGGCAATGAATCCTCTCTCCGATAAGCAGTTCACTCGCTTACGAACGGCAATCGACTGGTCGAATCGCCAGTTTGACTTTCCGAGACGAAAGCGAATCAGCGCAATAAAGCAGCTTGTCGGCAGTCACTACAGCGACGGCGGCGCTGATAAGCGCGTTCCGGTGAATTTCATAAAGCTTGCGACTGGCATTTATATTCATCTGCTTGCGCCTCATGCGCCCCGCGTGAGGATCGGGACCAAGATCCCCGAACTGAAACCGACCGCCGCCAACTTGGAGTTGAGAATCAACCAGATTCCCGACGAGATCGGAATGACCGCCGCGTTTCGCCGGCTCGTAACCGAAGCGCTTTTCTCGTTCGGCATCGGCAAGGTAGGGCTGCACTCCGTTGGGGAGATTCTTGGACACTCCTACGGCAAGCCGTTCTTCGATGTCATCACGATTGACGATTACTTTTGCGACATGGCGGCGAAGACGCGCGATGCGATCCAGTACGAAGGGAACGACTACTGGCTTGATTACGATGCCGTGATGGAGTCGAAATGGTTCCCGCAGAACGTTCGCAATTTGCTGAAGCCGGATGAATACACGGTTATCGGTGAACACGGCGAAGATCGCGCAGAGGCCATTCAAGCTGACGAATCTCCGCAACTCTTCAAGGACAAGGTTTGGCTTCGTGACGTGTGGCTTCCTTCGGAAAAGCTCATGGTCACTTATGGAGTCAAGAGCGAAAGAGTCATGAAAGTCGTTGAATGGGAGGGTCCGGCAAAGGGGCCTTACCCGATTCTCGGATTCAACGATGTTCCAGGAAACTTGCTTCCTCTTCCTCCAGTGTCGTTATGGCGCGATCTACACGAACTTGGAAACGCACTCTTCCGTAAGCTCTCAGTACAAGCCGACAGCCAGAAGTCGGTTCAAGCATTTGCTGGCGGGAATGACGATAGCGCTGAAGACTTTCGGAAAGCGAAAGACGGAGACGGAATCAAGTATTCCGGCTCTCCTCCTGTCACGCTGAAAGCCGGAGGGATCGACCAGACGACGCTTGCATTCTACCTTCAGACCCGCGACCTGTCGTCGTACTTCGCCGGCAATCTGGATAGCCTCGGAGGTCTTGCGCCGATTACTCAGACTGTCGGACAAGACAAACTTCTCAGCGAGGCGGCGAGCGTCCAACTGAAAGATATGTCGTCGAAGACCATCGACGTAATGCGAGACGTGTTCAATTCGATTGCGTGGTACGAGTGGCACGATCCTGTGTTGAGCCGCACGCTGGAAAAGCCCATTCCAGGAACGAACCTGAAGATCAACGTGCCGTGGGGCAAAGATGATCGTAAGGGCAAGATTGACCTCTATGACCTGCAAATTGACGTTTACAGTTTGCAGGATAATTCGCCTTCTACGAAGCTGCAAAAGCTCGGACTTCTCGTTCAGCAATACGTCTTGCCTCTCGCACCGCTGATTGCCCAGCAGGGAGGAACCGTTGACGTTCAGGCGATTCTGCGCATGGCGGCAAAGTATTCCGATTTCCCGGAACTTGGTGAGATCGTGATATTTACCGACAATCCCAACGTCGCAGAGGAGAAGGAACCTCCAGGGATGCCGCAACAGACCACTCGCACCTACGAGCGCGTCAACCGGCCCGGCGCGACAGAGCGCGGCAAGTCGCAGATTCTTCAACAAGCGATGTTGGGCGGAAAGCCGCAAGATAGTGAAGCGGAATCAGTTACGAGACCAACAAGCTAACCACCTGGGTACGTTTTTCCTTCTTTCAGGGACCGTTTTGTAGAGTACAAGAATGCCGACATACTGCTACTCGGACGATGTTGGGAAGGTTCACGAGCGCGTATTTCGCATGGGGCAGGCCCCGAAGTTGATTCGCCTGAATGACGGCCGCGTTGCGGTTCGCGATTTCCAGGCAGAACACGTCAGTATGCCTTCATCGGCCGGATGGCCGTTGGAGTGCATCGCCAGCGGCGTAAACGCCGCACAGGCCGGGGAACTGCGTGAGTTCTTCAGGGTGAACGGATGCCCTACGGAAGTTACGAATGACGGGAACCCCGTTTACACGTCTGCGTCTCATCGCCGAAAGGCGCTGAAGCTCCGAGGAATGCACGACCGCAACTCATTTTAGAAGAGAGAAGACACGATGCTTGACCAGGAAGCGTTTGAGAAAGAGATCAATCCGGCAATCGACGCGATGGTTGAAGGTTCCAAGGGCGAGGAACAGACATCCGAGGAAGTGACGCCCGAAACGACGCCGAATGCTGAGTCATCTCGCGAAGAGACGCCTCCTGTCGAGAAGCCTTCCGATGGCGGCGAGTCGGCCGATACGGAGACGGCGGAAGGTGAACCGAATGTCGAGAAGCAAGTCGAAGCCGGAGACGAGAAGAAGGTTGAGGAGCCGAAGAAAGTCGAGATCAGCATCGGCGCTCTCGTTCAGGCCGCTCGTTTTGGAATTCCGGTAGAGGACGCACGGGCGTTTCCTTCGGAGGATGCGCTATTGCGCGCCGTCTCCATCATTGAGAGGGCATCGCAACAGCGTGAGGAGCCGAAGGAAGTGAAGAAACAAGAGGAGGATGTTGATCCTCTGGCTGCACTTCCGAAACTTGACCCGAAGGTGTACGAGCCGGAAGTGATTGAGATGTTCGACAAGCTCACCGGGGTAGTCCGTGAGCAACAGAAGTCGATACGAGAGTTTCTGAAGCGGCAAGATACCGCAGATTCCGCCGTCAAAGAAGCGACGGTGAAAGAAGTCGAAAAGTGGTTCGACAAACAGGTTGAAGACCTCGGCGATGACTTTGCCGATGCCCTCGGGAAAGGCGGCTATAGTTCGCTGAACCGGGGAAGTTCGCAGTTCGCGACTCGCGACAAGATTGCGAGTCAAATGGCTGTGCTGATGGCCGGCTACAAGGCATCAGGCCAGCCTACGCCGCCGCGCGATGAAGTGTTCAGCGCGGCGTCAAGGCTCGTCCTTGGAGACGAGTATCGGAAGATCAGCGAACGTAAGCTGACGGCCGACCTGGAGAAGCAGGCTACACAGCATATCCAGCGCGCCGGCAGTACCAAAGGCAAAGTTGCACAATCGCCGGTAGACGAGACTGTGGCGCTCATCAACGAAAGATTCTTCGCCAAGTAACGTTGATCCGGTATAACCGGAGAAAACGATCATGACCCTTGCATACGCTGATATTGACGATGCCGTCAATCTCACTCAAGAGAACCTAATCAAGCGCGGTGCATTTCTCGACATGCAGACCGATTTGTCTGACCATGTCGCCGTTCGGGAAATGTGGAAGAACCGCCAGAAGAAGTTCGCTGGTGGAAACGACTGGCGGTTCGACGCCCAGATCGACCACAACCATTCTGCGCGGGCTGTAGGGATGTACGAGACGGACGGTTCGGCCCTCGCTGACACGATGATTTCCGGCAAGGTGTCTCCTCGGCACCTCAACGCTCACTACATCTACGACCAGCGGGAGCCTTCTTTCCAGCAAGGCGGACTCGCAATCGTCGATTACGTGAACACGAAGTACGTCGGGATGATGGTCAGCCTCTACGAACTGATGGAGGAAATTCTGTGGAGCAAGCCGGACGATAGTGCCGACGAAGTCACTCCGTATGGCGTTGCCTATTGGGTGACGAAGAGCACCAGCGAGGGCTTCTACGGCCCGAACCCATCTGGATTCACGGACGGAAAGGCAGGGATCTCACAGGGTACCTACGCGCGTCATGCCAATTGGACCGGCGATTACGAAGCCGTCACGAAGGAAAGTCTCGTTCGCATGATGAGAAAGGCCCATCGGAACATCCTCTTCCGTTCTCCGATCTCACATTCCACCCCAACCCTCGGCGCGAAGAAGAACGGTATCTATACGACCGATAACGTGGTCGGTCTCATGGAAGAACTTCTGGAGGCGCAGAACATGAATCTCGGTCCCGACCTTGACTCCCAGGGAGGCCGATCCTTGTTCAAGGGTACGCCCATCACGTATGCGCCGTACCTGGACGCCGACACTGAAAACCCGGTGTATATGATCGACTGGCAGTGGCTCGCAATCGGCGTGCTCGAAGGCTGGGAGAATCAACTCACCAAGCCTTACATGGTTCCAAACAAGCATCTCGTTCGTCGCGTCGATCTCGACTGCACGTTGCAGATGGTTTGCACCAACCTGCGCCGGCAGGCCGTACTTCACAATCCGGCGTGAGGTCTTCCTTTGGTCCCCGGCTAGTGGACATACAAAACACTAGCCGGGGAATTCGGTTCAGCGGAATTCGGTTCAACAAGTCAATCACTTCGAGAGGTAAATACGATGGACAGAAGCGTCAATGCGCCAACCAAACAGGCGCAAGTCATTTCCGAGTGGGTTTGGTTCGAGGGCGCTACCGCGCTGGCCGAAGGGCAGGGCGTTTGCTACAACTGGGATTACGGTACGGCCACGACCTACGACGGCCGGCGTGGCAATCGCGTCGAGCTTCCCACGATTCTGAACGCACGGTACTTTGCCGGCGTTGCGTCCCGCCCCTACAGCGCCAAGACGGGTGGGCAGTTCATCGAAATCTACTTGCCAGGCTCTATCTGCAACATCCTGTCGAAGGCCAGCACCACCATCGGCGTTGGTATTCTCACCTGCGAGGCTGGCGGAACCTATGCCGGGTACTTCCGGTACGCCGGCCTTCAGGGCGAAGGGTCTGCCGTTCCTCTTCAGACCGTGGATCGTTCGTCTACGGCCGGCAAGTGCCAGGCGATCTTGCAGACCGGCCTTCCTTCCGGGCTTCTGGATGTCGTTACGTTGACGGCTGCCGGCGGCGCAGTTACGTGCATGGTGGGAGGCACGACGGTCTTCGCTGGTGTGGCTCTCGTCGATGCCGACGCGACGTTCACGGTCGCCAATGGCACGATTTCCGGACTTCGGAAACGGTTCGTCTGTATCGCCGACCTTGGCGATGCCTATGACGTGATCGTGACCGTCAACGGCATCCAGGTCGATGGGTCCACGGCGTTGCAGACGCTCGTGATCGACGACATCAACGACGAAGACACGCTGGAATGGACCGGCGATTGGTACGAGAAGGGCCGCGTCGGAACGACCGTGACCTAGCCATACCCCCGCTTAAATAGCGGGTACACCTGGGGCTCGCGGGTTTCTCTTCCTCGCGAGCCCCAGGATTCTTTCTCCTGTCTTAGCTAATTGCGAGATCGTGTGAGTAGTCAAACTGAATATCAAAAGGAGTACTGGAGCCGTCCTGAAAATAGGGAACGAAAGCGCATAAATGCACAAAGGTTATACAGAGAACATAAGGAGTTCTTGAAGAAAAGGATGCGAGAGAATGCGCTTCGTTTATACTACGGTTTGACTGTTGCTTCCTACAACAACATGCTTCGTAAACAGCATGGAGGATGTGCCATCTGCGGTAGACTGCCAGGAAAGAAGCAACTTGCGGTTGACCACGATCATAAGACAGGGAAAGTCAGGGCTTTACTTTGTTCTCAGTGTAATCAACTCCTAGGACTTGCAGCAGAAGATCCAATGATTCTACGATTAGCTGCCTTATACATTGAGGAGCATAACATTGAGTGAGAGTAGCCTCTCGATTGGGTACACCGATCTTCGCCAAGAAGTCGGCGGCTTTCTTGGATACAGCAGAACCGTCGCCAATTGGGCGGCATTCCCTGCAAGGATAGCGACGATTGACCGCACTGTTCAGTCGGGTGTTCGGAGAGTCTATTATCCGCCTCCGATCAATGGAGAGACTGTCGGCCACGAGTGGTCATGGCTTAGGCCAACAACGACGATAGCTACCGTTGCCGACGACGGGGATTACGATCTTCCGGACAACTTTGGACGGCTGGTTGGAAATCTCCACTACGCCGCCAATCTGCAACGGTCGGCGATTTCAATCGTGTCCGTAGCCGATTTGCTCGACATGCGGTCACACTACGACCAGAACGACGCGCCGCGGTACGCTGCGATTCGCTATAAGTCTTCCACCGGGACCACCGGACAGCGACAGGAAATTCTCTTCTGGCCGGAACCGGATGCCGTTTACACGCTCTCTTACGAGTATGAGGCGTACAGCGGGGTCCTCTCCGACACGTACCCGTACCCTCTCGGTGGAATGCAACTTGCCGAGTTGTATATTGAGTCGTGTCTGTCGGTTGCTGAACAACGGATGAACGACGAAGTTGGGATTCACACCGCCCAATTTCAGGCACTACTCGTAGATGCTATCATTCGCGACAGGAAACGCGGTTCGCGCAACTTCGGACAGATGGGGCACAAGGAAGGGTACGAAGAACGGATTCGTCACGGCGACACAGGAACAACCTATCCGATTACCTACAAAGGAACGACGTACTAACATGGCAAAAGGTTCTTGGTCCGCTACGGCTGCAAGCGCCGAAATCGTTCCCGCGAATGAACATCGCGATTCGCTTCTCATCCAGAAGACAAACGCGACAACTGTTGCGTTAGGGATCGGAGAGGCGGCGGAAGCCGGAAAGGGAGTTCAGCTTACGAACGCAGGAGATGCCGCTGTTATCAGGGGTTGGCAAGCGAGGGAAGCGGTCTATGCCATTGGAAACGGCGGTACAGGAGTCTATCAGGAGGGAGACGTAGTTGTGTCTCCTGGTCCGGTAGCAGGCGCTTGACGTTTTGTTCGCATACTCTTTTCTCGAAGGCAAAGCCAGAAAGGCTCATCATGATCTCGCGTATCGCTTCTCTTCTCAAAATGCAAGTTCCGGACCCGACCGAAGGTGGTCTTCTTCTCGCTCACGGGTCCACCGTTCCGCCTGATGCAACTTACGGCTACAAGACCGGCTGCATCTTCATGCACACCGACGGCGGCGCTGGAACTGCGCTCTACGTGAATGAAGGAACTCTCTCGTCTTGTGATTTCAACGCCATTGAAGGATTCGGAAACATTCAGTTGACGGACCTGTCGGACGTTGGAACGACAGCCCACAATGCAGGAAGAATTCTCGTCGCCGATGGCTCAAACTACCAGTCCGTTGCGGTTTCCAACGATGCAACCTTGGCGGCTAACGGTGCGCTGACGATTGCTGCTGGCGCTGTCGAAGACTCGATGATCGAAGGTTTGGCTGCCGGCCAATTCATCGTCGGCACTGACGGAACTGCGGCCAACAACGCCAAGGTAACGATGAGTGGACACGCTACGATGACGGGAGCAGGCGCTGTTACTCTCGCCACCGTTTCCAAGACGTATGCCATCCCTTTGACGGACCTGCGGAAGTCTGCTGCCGGGAAAGATGCACTTGGCGATTCCCCGGACGCTACGGACCTGGGGCTCGCTGACGCAATTGGATCTCCTGTTGTCGGCACTACGACGAATGGTGGAGGGACGGCAACGGCAACGGAGAAGTGTTCCTTCGATTTCGCTGTTCCTGCCGACTACGTCGCTGGTGGCGATTTGACCGTTCGTGTCAATGCCATGGTCAGCGCAGCGCGAAATGCAGCGAGCCCGCTGGACGTGGTCGCGAAGCTGATTAAGGCGGGGGCGCTGGACGCTACCGACCTTTGTTTGACTGACGCAATCGACATGAAGGCCGTTACCACCGCTGCTGACGAGAATTTCACCATCGACAGCGATGCTGCTGGCGATGTTCTTGCTCCAGGCAGCATTCTTCATGTCGAAGTATCGTTCAAGACGGACGACACTGGCGCAACGAACGACGGTTACGCGAAAATCAACGCCGTTACGGTACTTGCACCTTGCTACCGATAGGGAGTCGGCATGGCAAAGCACCGTCGGCTCAATGTTCAGTTCCCGCTCGGTGGCCTCAATCGCCGAGGCGCGTACAAGCAGCAGCCTCCGTACACCACATCGGACTGCTTGAATGTACGCGCCTCAGCGACGATTGAAGGCCGCGAGCGGGGTGGCAGCCGTCCAGGGCTCATTGCATCCCACGTTACCGACATAGGCAGTAACGTGAGGATGCTTGAGCCGATGACGCTTGCGCTAGGCGATGGCTTTACGGCCTGGTCCGACACGTTCGGAGGGTTGTCGATGGCCACCGCCTGGACACAGGCGTCATGGGCGGCGCACCTTCCAAGCATTCTCCCTTCCGCCTTGGCGAGCGTTGACACGACCATTGCTGAGGGGGAGGCTGTTCTCAGCGCGCTTACGATTGATACGTCGAAGGATTACGCTGTAGAGGTCTTCCTCACTCCGCTTGACGGTGCTTACCACGGAGACTATCGCCTGTATCTCCGACTCGACGACACTACTCCGGATGCTGAGGAAGACGGGGTTATCGTCGAGCTTGTGATGACTGGTTCGACGGGCGCTTACAGCGGTACTCTGGTCTCTATGGTTGGCGGCACTGCTACGACGTACAACTTAGCGTCTGGGACGCTTAGTGTCGCACGTCCTGGATGGCTTACCGCCAAGGTGAGCGGAAACACAATTACGGTTTACTGGTGTGGCGTAACGCTCCTAACGCAAGCCGTTTCCGCGCACACCGGGAAGCGTGTTGGTTTCGGAATGGAGTGTACGGTAGCTGGTGGGGTGTGTCTGGCGAACGTCTTTCGCGTGCAGTATTACTCCACGGGTTCTGTGGATTCGCTGAGGTCGGTTCTCATCGCGTCGGCTGGAGGAAATCTGTACAAGGAATCGTTCTACGGGACTCTTGCACAGGTGACTTCTAACCTAACTGTTAGGAGCGATGTACCACTTAGCGCTGCGCAGAGCGGTCAGAAACTCTACGTCGCTGACTACGGAAATCTCCGATCTACCGGAACTGACGGAACGGTTGCTGCGACTCTCTTGACCGCCACTGCTATTACTGATTGGACGACGCTTGGGATCGACGCTCACGACGATGTCGCCGTAATCTCGAATCCGCTCGGAACGGCCGTTGCTGGCACGTACAAGATTTCGTCTGTTGCGGCCGGTGGAGTGACGCTTACAGCAGCCGCCGGCGCTGGAGGGTGCTCGTATAGAATCGAGCGTGCGCCGAAGGTGTACGATCCAGCGGCCGGAACTATTGTCATCTTCACTGCGACGACCGGGCAAGTGCCCACCGGGTGCCCGCTCGTCTGCCGGTATCTCGACAGGATCGTTCTTGCTGGTGCCGAGATTGCACCCCACGTTTGGTACATGAGCCGGCAAGGTACGCCGGAAGATTGGGACTACTCGCAGACCGACAGCCAGCGCGCAGTCGCCGGAACGTCGAGCGATGCTGGGGTTCCCGGTGACGCGATTACCGCGCTTGTACCGCATAGCGACGACTACTTAGTAATGGCGTGTCGCAACTCTCTGTGGCGTCTCAGGGGGGACCCGGCTTATGGTGGAAGTCTCGACTCTCTTAGCCGAACTGTTGGAATCGTTGGACCTAACGCCTGGTGTCTTGGGCCGGCTGGCGAATTGGTTTTCCTTTCGCTAGATGGCCTTTATTCGCTTCCACCAGGAGGCGATTCGGTTCCTATCTCTCTCTCCAGGGAAACGCTTCCGCAAGAGTTCTTGAACCTAGACCCGGCTTCAGTGACGGCGCTTCTGGAGTACGACGTACACGGCCGGGGAGTGCATATCTACCTCACTCCGGCAACGTCGAACGCGCGGCTTCATTGGTGGCTGGACTGGGAACGAAAAACGTTCTGGCCTGTGTCGCTTTATGCTGACCACGAGCCGACCGCAACATGCGCCTTGCAGTCAACGGCGATTGAAGACTCTGCCGTCATCCTCGGAGGGCGAGACGGTGTTCTTCGCCGACTAAGCGACCTTGCAGAGAATGACTGCGGACAAACGTTCACTACCTATGCGATCCTTGGCCCGATTCCTCTCGCGCCGGATTCGATGAATGGAACGATGCTTTCTATGGATGCTGTCATGGCAGATGACAGCGGGCCGGTGAATTGGGAGCTTCGCACGTCGGAGACGTTTGAAGGTGCCGTTACTGCGGCGGCCGATGAAACGGGCCAATGGCTCGAAGGTCTGAACGCGACTGAACATCCTGCGGGGCGCGGGCAAGCTTGCGCGCTGAAGCTAACCGGGGCTACCGGGCGACGTTGGGCGATGGAGAGTATCGTAGCGACTGTTCGCGAGAGTGGACGACGGAGGATTGAATGACCGTAAGACCTCCGCACCCGCATTCCGAGACCGAGATACGTCGCGCGCTGCAACGATTGAGCGTTGACTCTGACGATCATGATGACGAAATTACGACGCTTCAGTCAGACGTTGACGACATCGAAACCGACGTTGCGGCTATCGACGTTCGGGTTGACGTGCTGGAGGCAGCGTCCGATGCCAGGTGCGAGGCTGAAGCAGTCGATGTAATTGCGCTCGGGGCCCCAGTGTACGGCGTGGCTGGGCTTGCAAGCGTTGGGCTAGCTCGTGCTGACACGGCGGCGAAAGCGAGAGTCGCCGGCCTGGCTGTCCAGGCTGCCGGCGTAGGGTTCACTTGCATCTACGCTGCGAGCGGACGGGTGACGCTTGCCGATTGGACGGCTGTTGCAGGCGTTGCAGCATTGATTCCATCGTCTACATATTATCTCAGCGCTACAGGAGGACTTACGACGACTGCGCCAACAACTGTTGGTCATTCGGTTACGGAAATTGGCTATGCGGAGGAAACAACAACTCTTGTTCTGAATATCAAACGCCCTGTTTTACTATAGGAGAACATCGTGGGACTCAAGAAGCCTCTCGTTATTACTAACGGACAGATTCAGCAACTTCAATCTGGCGACACGCTGGATGCGTCATGTGCTGAAGTGGATGTGATTTCCCTTACGAATGGAAATGCGAGTGCTATCGTTATCGGAACACCCGTCTATTCGTCTGGCGCTGGGGAAGTGGACAAGGCGCAGGCTGATGCCGTTGCGACAGTTGAGGTGCTTGGACTGGCACAACCAGTATCTACGGCTGCCTCTGCAAGCGGAAACATTCAAACTGATGGTGTGCTATCTGCTACAACTGCCCAATGGGACGCGGTTGCAGGGACTACAGGCGGATTGGCTGCCGGGACAGTATACTATCTTGACCCTGATACTGCTGGGAAGATCACTCCGACCGCTCCAACGACTGCCGGCGACTTTGTCGTTAGAATCGGAAAGGCGATAAGCACGACTGAATTGGAAATCAGTATCAGCCAGCCGATCAAGTTGTAGGTTTCTGAATGGCGAATCGCAAACCACTCGTTGTGAATGCTGGCGGCGTTGAACAGATTCAAGATTCCGACCATGTATCGGTGTATTCCGCTATTACGCCTGGGTATAAAATCTTCTCAACGAACGTGAGCGCTTCGGAGCGCAATTGGGCATTGGTTGCCGGAGTATTCGCGTATGGTGACTTGCGATTCATGCAGTCCGACGCCAAGGATGGAGACCCGCTTTCAGAAGGTTCTATCGTAGGAGGCTTTAACGAAAGCGGCAATTTCGGCGTTGGAGTTGGTGCGATTGAAGGAAGAATTCATGCCGGAATGGCGGCGGCGAGCGCCGGAGTCTATTCTGACGTGTATTCAACGACGGATGGACATTCGCCAGTCTGGTGTTCTAGAAAGAGCGCCTCTGATACGCTTGGTACGTTGGTGGAGACTGCTGACGGCGATTATCTAGGCGCACTTCACTTTCAAGGCATTGGATCTGGAGGCGGAAGGGCATTCGGAGAACAAGTAACAGTGGTGCAAAAAGGCGCGGCGGGTGCTACTGCGCTTGCGACAGAATTGTCGTTTAGCACCTTTACTGATGCCGGAGTTAGTACAACTCAGTTGGTGCTTCAGAGCAACGGAAATGCTTTGTTTGGTGCGCATTCAACGCACATAGACAATATGCGATCTTTCTTTGGTACGTCTAGTGATGCAGCTATTTACTACGATGGCTCGCATCTTGTCATAAACCCGAAGGTTGTCGGCACTGGGCACCTGAACGTGCTCGGAGACATATACTCCGACACTGGGATGTACTACTCTCCTTCTCATCTATACTTCAGGGGCGGTGCTGGATCGAATACGTACTTCGATGGTGATGGTGATGTTATTTTTAGAGATCGTGCAGACGGATCTAACGCCAGGATGACGCTAGATTTGTCTACTGGGATCTTGATAATGTATAACTCTGCTGAACAGGAGTTCATTAAGTTTGACCCTACTGGAGTAACTTACTTCAATCGAAACAACCTTGACATAGATTGTTCGTTTGGATCAACGACGACAGACTTCCTCTTGTACACTGATTCCGGAAACAGTCGAATTGGAATCGGGACTAATACTCCAGTTTCATCGGTTGAAGTGAAGTCATCTTCTCCGATATTAACTATCACAGATTCATCTACGGGAGTTGCGAGTAATTTGTACTTACTCGGAACGATTGCATTTTCCGGGTCCGACGCATCTGCTTATGCTGCTGGTGTATATGCGTCGATTGAGGCTTATTCAATTGACACAAACGCGAACACGCAAGCAAGCCAGAATGAGGGAGGAGCGCTGTACTTCAACGTTTATCGGCACGTAGTAGGTGTAGATGTTCGCACTAAGCAGACGGCACTAATTATCGACAACTTCGGAAGCGTAAAGATTCCGGCAGACTCGCAGAAGTTGTATTTCGGTGCTGGCGACGACGCCACGGTGTACTACGACGCGACGAACCTGATAATCAATCCGAAGGCCGTTGGTTCCGGGATACTGGATGTTCTTGGAACGCTCCAAACCGATGGGTACAACGCGGCAGACGGAACGGCCGGGGCCAGCGCTACGGTTGCTGTCGCCGATCTTGAGGGTGACACGCAAACGCTTACGTTCAAGAACGGGTTGTACACCGGGGTTGCCGAGACGGTTGCGAAAAGGCGCACGTTCGTTCTCTATAACACGACGACCGACGATACTGCAACTGAGTTGTTTCTGAACGGTTCGTCTACTCGATTGACGATTGCTGAAGGTGAAACGTGGTTCTTTTCTCTTCATGCAGTTGGAAGACAAACCAACGACGACCGAACAGTGTATGGCGCATACTGGACTGGCGTACTTACTCGCAATTCGGGCGGTAACGCAACAGTCTCGAACTATACGAAAATCGCTGATTACCTCAACGACATGGGGTGGTCATTCGGTGTTTCTGCCGACACAACAAATCAATCGTTGAAAGTGACGGTTACGGGAGGTGCGACTGATACCGTGAAGTGGGTTGCCAGCGTAGAGTTGACCATGGTGTCGGAGTAGCGTCGAATGTCCGGAGCGTACACTGCGAAACCTGTCGTCGTTACTCCAGCGGTTGTTCCTCCTGAGTGGGACCCGGACTGGCCGTTTCCTGGTGCGTACCCACCTGGATATACGCCATCGCACTCGATGTCTCTTAGCGTAACTGAAACTGAGTCATCTACTACGATAAAGGTTGGTGACGTTCCGGTGACAGTAGCTACGCTATTTGACCACTTGATATACAGGACGAATCAGCCAGCATCAGGGAGCTTAATAACGTGGTCAGCTACACTCGATGGCGTAGCGAGAACTGTGTTAGTGTCAGACGGAATCCCTCCGTTATTTAACACAACCTTATACGAAGATGTTGGAGGAGGTTTCTGGGGAACCGACACGATTCTAATTGTATTCCCTTTTCTTACGGCTAGTGATGTTGGCAAGGTACTGAAGATTGCAGTTAGCGGAGAATTGGAGGGAGTCACGCTAACGAAGTCAGTTAATCTAATGGTAGTCGAAGAACCTCCTCCGGGGCCAGTGTATTCGACGATCATAACCATTCATGTATCTTCTAGTCGTGAAGGATCTGGCGCGTATGCATTTGGTGGAATGTCTTCGACTAGATATCCATCATACTCCGGATTCAGGTACTCCTATCCCTACGGTGGTCCAGGTGCATGGACTCTTGAAGAATACGAAACAGGCCCAATAATCATACCTTCATCAGATCATGCAGGAAGAGTTCTAGGAGCGTATGTTCCGGATACTGTAAAAATCAAGTCAATGTCTGGTGGAGCCGCAGGAGACGTTACTACAGTGCAGGCCCAGTGTGACGTGTATGAAGATGACGTTCTTATCGCAACATATACGAAGACTGTTTCCGCAACATCTACAGGGAGCGGTTGGACGAGTACTACTGTAGATTGGATTACTCTAACCGAAACTGGCGCAATTGAATTGTAATAGGAGCTTACCGTGTCTTTCTCACGAAACTTTTTCCCGACTGCGAACGATTGGAGCGGGCTTCAGAGCACGCAATACAAGTCTCCGAGTTCTGACGTACTCGGTGGGCTTCAATCGCTCGTCGCGAACTACAACCAAGCTTACGGCGCTGCGAAGTCAGCCAATGAGGCTCGATACCAGCAGATGCTTGACATCGCAAATCAGACGACGCAGCAGCGCGCGGCAGATGTGCAGACCGCCTACGGTCAGCAGTCGGCGAATGTCATGCAGCAGCTTGCGAGGCTCGGCATGTCGAACACGACGGTTGCGCCGACGATGCAGCAAGGCGTCGAGCGGGAAAAGCAGTCGTCGTTGAACCGGCTTGCCGACGAAATGCAGCAGACGAAGCTCGGGATTATCGAGCGTAGGACGGATGCGTATCCGGACCTGTCTTCGCTTCAGTCGATCATCGCCGGGGTCGGCTCGCAGTACGGGGGTGGTCAAGGATTGTCTTCGATGCTTCAAGCACTCGCTGGATTGAGGAGCTAACATGCCGATCAACGTTGAACATGGTGGACAGGCCGGGCCGGTTGCCGGTCAGATTATCGCGCAGTCCGGACAGCGGAACCTTGACCGTCAGCAGCAGGACGCGCACCTTTCGCAGCAGTTACGTCAGCAGCGCGCATTGCAGTTGGCGGACATCGACGCGCGCGCTGACTTGCAGCGCCAAGCTGCCGATGAAGCGATGGCGCGCACCGCGTTGCAGCACGGGCTAGACAGCCAGATTCGCGAAGAGGAATTCGACTCCACAATCAAGAAGATGCAGGAGCAGGCTCGCATTCAGGCGCAGCAGTGGGAATTCCAGTACACGGCGCAGCAACGCCAAGAGATTGCGAGATTCAACATGGCTCGCAATGAACTGCAACGCAATGAGTCCTTTTCTCCGGAAGAGAGGGAGCGGGCCTTGCAGTTGATCGACCTACAGCAGGCGAATATCAAGCCGTCCATGATGCCTCGCGATCCGTCCAAGCCGATCTATCCTGAAGGCAGAGGAGTGGGCGAATCTTGGATTGCCGACGACGGCTCTACCCTGGCGCGAGAAGCTGACGGCAATGTCAAGCTCATTCAGCGCTACGACCAGGGGCCGAAGGCGCAGCAGATGAAGCTGCAAATGGAAAATCAGAAGATCCAGTTGCAGGCGCAGCAGAAGCGGGAAGAAAAGATTCTTGAACTTCGTCTGAAACTTGCGACCGAGGATGTCGAGCAGATTGGCGCTGACGGAAAGGCGACCTATCGCCAACGCACTCCCCAGGAAATCGAGCAGATCATGCAGACCGTGCTCGGTGGAGGTCAGCAGCAGCAACAGGAAGTCTCTTGGTGGGACAAGCAGGAGAATGCGGCATTGAAGGCGACGGACGCCGATAAGGACTTGCCGCCGCAAGTCGGGTACGCGCAGGCGTACCTTCGCCAGATGAACGAGAGGTACGGGAGCCTTGAGAATGTTCCTCAAGACTTCAAACAGGCGTACCTCGGTGCGGCCGGCATTCTGAAACAGTACGCAGCAGGAGGGCAGTAATGCCGCTTGACCAGCAAGTCATCGCGTCCATCGGGAATCTTCCGTCTCCGGAGGCCCCTAAGCTCGATACCAGCGTACTTGATTCCGTGAATCGAACGGAAAGCGATGTTGAGCACAGGAGGCAGTATCTTCGCGACAAGTACGTCTGGGGTCTGGTTGCTCCGTTGACGGGAACGAGAGCGACCTACTCGAAGCGCGCGATTCAGGAAGTCACCGACCCTATCGAGCGGCAATGGCTCGTGGAGGAAGTCGCCCGCGTTGCGAAGATGCAGGAATGGGCCCAGCGCAAGGCATACGGAGAGTCCGGTTTCGCTGGCAGGTTCGCGAAGAACCTTCAGAAAGTCGGAGGATCGTTCGCCGAAGCTGGGACCGGGATGGCGCAAGCGGCTTCCGGTCTGCGGGATTGGGCACAAGGCAAAGGTAAGTCCGCTGAAGACGTTGGGTTCCTGGATGCCCTTGAATCCGCGAAGCAAGCGGAGAATCCGTACATCCCCAAGGAAATGGGCCTGGCAGGAAAGGCGGCTACCGGCGCGGCGGGCATGGCCCCGGACCTTGCTGCCGGCCTGTTGTCGAACGTCGCTGGCGGTCCCGCTGGCATGGCGGGCTATTGGACGGCCCGGCAGACGCCAGAGCGCCGCGAGGGGTATCTCGCGTTGGGCCTTAGCCCGACCGCCGCGTCACTGGCCGGCGTTGCCACTGCCGGCGCTGAGGCTGGTATCGAGCTTCTGAACATCGACCCGACTGGCTTGACTAAGCCGGTCGCTGCGCTGATCAAGGGTGCGCTGCGCCGTGGGCTGATGAAGGCAGCCGAGAAGATCGGCGGGAATACGCTGAAGTCGTTCGCGAAACATCCTATCACTCGCCGCGTGGTTGGTGCCGGGGTCGAATCGGTGAAGCGTACTGGACTTGAAACGTTGGAGGAAGGCTTACAGGGAGGCGTTCAGGAAGGTGGGCGGTATCTCGCCGGCAAGGCGACTGAGTCTCCGCTTGCGCCTGATGCTACCGAGGTCTTCACCGAGGCGCACAACCAGATGGCGCAGGCAGCGCCGGGGGTTGCCGTCCTCGGTGGCGTCGGCGGTGCTGCTAAGGCCGGAGAGGCTGTCAGCCGCTACAGGAAGTTCGTTTCCGGTGCGAAGCGATCCAAGATTGAGGCAGACATCATTCAGCACGCGCAAGAGGGGAAGACACCATCCCGCGCGAAGTGGCAAGCGTGGGGGCTGCCGGCCGAAGAGGGCAAGTCTCGTCAGCAGCGGAAGGAATCCGTACAGCAGTTGGCAACGCAGTACCAGGCGCTTGAGCAGATACGAACGGCCGTTTCCGGCGTAACCCCGACCGAGGAACAATGGAATCAATGGGGATTCCCTCCTGAAGAGGGGAAGACCGAGGAGCAAAGGCGCGAGTTTCTGTCTCGCTCCGTAGAGCCTCAGCAGCCGGCCCCTGAAGCCGCTACGCAGCCTCCGGTTGCTGGTGAGCCTTCTGCTACGTCAGAGCAACAGCCGCCTCCTGGTGAAGTCCAGGCGACTCAGGCGGCACAAGGAAGATCCCCGGCCCGACATGACTTCCCTGTCGAAATGGAGGGGACCGGCGAACGGATTGGCGGTCGGGAAGTTGTTCGGCAGATTGAGCAGATTTGGGGCATCCCGATCAGATCGGGGAGGATGGGCACCAGGGGCGCGCGCGGCATCTACAAGCTGAAGAGTCAAGTCAGCCGGCTCGCGAAGGGCGAAGAAGGATCTACTGCCGTTGCGATCCATGAGGTCTTGGGGCACCACCTGGACAACACGACGGACGTTCGCAAGAGCGCGCCGAAAGAAGTTCAGAATGAATTAGGACACCTGGACTACGACGAAGAGAAGGGTCGCAACACTGAAGGGTTCGCCGAGTTCTTGCGCGCCTACATGACTGGCGCTACCGAGAGGTTCAAGCAGGGAATCGACCTGAAGACGGAAGCGCCGAACTTCCTGGCACACTTCGAGCAATGGCTCGGCAAGCACCCGGAAGTCAAGGCGAAGATTGAAGCCAGCCGCGAACCGCTGGAGGCGTTCAAGAAGGCCGGCGCTGTCGGGCGGGTGAAGGGTCAGATTAGCGAGACTGGCATTGACGAAACTGCTGCGCCGCCAATCTCAGAGCGTGTAAACGAGTGGAAGGAATTCTTCTACGCGAAGTTCAAGGAAGAGGGCCGGCCGATTCAGCGATTCACCCAGGAGGCGATGAAGCAAGGGTATCGCCCTGGTGGAGACGTGACGCCATTCGAGGCGTTTAATGCACTTCGCCAGATCGGGCCGCACTTCGCGGCAAACGCAATTGAGAGCGGAGTCTTCAAGCTCACGGGGAACCTGGAGAAGATCGGCCCGTCGCTGTCCGAAGCATTGGATGGCATCGGAGACGAAGCCGACTATAGCAACTTCGTCGCGTGGGCCTATGCTCGCCATGCCGTTGAGTCTTGGGGGAGTGGGAAGAATCCTGGTATCACGCTCGAAGACGCGCAGGAGACGTATAAACGCCTCTACGATCCGCGCTATGAAGCCGCCGCCGACAAGGTCACTGAGTTCAATAACGCGCTAATTGAGGTACTTGTCGATGTTGGCGCGATCGGAAAAGAGGACGCCGGCAAGATCCTCAAGGCGTATGAGCACTACCTGCCTCTTGAGCGCGCTAAGGAAGGCGCTCGCGGTGGCGGCGGTCGGAAGCTGGTTGACCTGTCTTCTGCGATCAAGGGTCGTCGCGGGAGCGGACTCCAGATCATCGACCCGATGGAGTCTACTCTTGCGCGAGCGATCAGGCTGTACGAGCGCGCCGCAAAGCAGGTGGTCGTCAATAAGTTGGTCGAAGTCTCCCAAGAAACGAAGGGACTCGGAGGGTGGATCGAAGCTGTTCCTACGAAGGTGATGGCGACGACGTTCGGAATTGGGGAAATCAAGGAACAACTTGCGTCGGCTATCGAAGACGAATTCGGCATTGACCCCGACGATATCCTGGACGCAATCGACCCGATGACTGCGTTGACGGTTTGGCGTCCGGACCTGGCGAAGGTCCACGGACAGCCGATTGTTCGCGTCACCGTAGACGGCAAGGCGCAGTTCTTTCAGTTACGACCTGAACTAGCCGAGGCGCTTGGTGGCCTTGAAACCCTTCAGAACCTTGGCATCGCCACGAAGATTGCCAAGGAATTCTGCGGGTTCCTGAAGATCGGGGCTACGAGACTCAATCCTGATTTCATCCTGTCGAATGCGTTCCGAGATTTTCAGACCTTCCTCATGCAAGGCGAGAAGGGTTTGAAGGGCGCATTCGATCCGGCGCAGTACGCGGCGGCATACGTCACTTCGGAGATACGTCGTGCCTCTGGCGAAGAGGGCGTTCCTGTCGTCGAAATGTTTCAGCGCATGGGAGGTGAGCTTTCGACCTATACCGGCCTAGACCGTAATCGGCTACGAATGGGCGTGAGGCGCGCGCTGTCCAAGAAGCAAGGCAAGCTGACGACAGCTTTGAACATCGCCGGGACGCCTGAAGTCGCTTCGCGTTTGGCTGAGTTCTCTGCCGTGCTTCAGAAGGAAGGATGGCTCGAAAAGGTGGAGGCTGGGGAAACGCCTCCGATGCCTGTCTTGATTCGAGCAATCAACGCGGCGCATGACGTGACCGTGGACTTCCGCCGCATGGGGTCTTGGGGTCGCTACCTGAACTACTGGATACCGTTCTTCAACGCACGTCTCGAAGGGTTCGATAAGTCCATCCGAACGTTCAAGGATCATCCGGAGAGGTCGCTGTCTCGCGTGGCGCAACTCTCGCTTCTCGGGGTGCTGTACTGGTGGTACAGGCACAAAGACGACGACTATCGCGAGCGGCCAGAGTGGCAGGATCAGTTCTTCGTGTTCACCAACACGGAAGGCAATCCAGTCTTTAGGGTTCCGAAGTCGCAGGAGTGGGGCGTTCTGGAAAGTGGCGTAGAGAGAATGCTTGACGCACTGTACGAGAAAGACCCGGCCGCGATGGAGCGATGGGGAAAGCAACTCATTCAGACCGCAACTCCTGGAGTCTATCCGGCCGGCGTGACTCCGCTGTTCGAGTCGATGTTCAACTACGACTCATTCAGACAGCGGCCTATCGTCTCTACGGCTCTACAGAAATTCGAGAATCCGGACCAGTATTACGAGTACACTTCCGGACTGGCGAAGAACGCTGCGAAGTTCCTACATGAGTACAGCGGCGGCAAGATCAGTTTGAGCCCTGCACGAATCGACCACCTCGCGAATGGAATCACAGGTGGCTTATACCGCAAGGCGACGGAGCCGGTAGAGAAGGTCATCGGTGGCGAGTCGTGGTCGATCAGTGATGTGCCGGGGTTGAAGGGAATCACTCTGAAAAAGGATTACGCCAAGAGCGTTGACGACTTGTACCGCGAAGAGGAATCACTAAGCAAGGCGCACGAGTCGGCTAAGCTGCATGGAAAGTCGGACCAGGATGAACCGCGTCTGCGCACGCTTCAGGGAGTGACTTCTCTGATGACTGAAATGCGGAAGTCGGTTGACTCACTGTCTGGAAAAGATCGTGACTCGGTCGGCCTTGCGATGATCGGACTGGCACGCGCCGCGCTCGGGAAGGAACCGCTCGCGAGATACCCAAACCCGCTCGCTGATGCTGGCGTACTTCCGGACCCTGTTAGGCAAGTCGTCGCTGACCACATTGCCAAGCGTGCATCGACAGCATCGCGCAGGGGCCCCAGGTCACGCGAGGAAGCTGACGCTGCTGCGTCGTACCTGAACAGCCTTGGAGCGAATGAAGGGGATACGCAACGGGCGTTGTATTCTAGGCTTAGGTCGCAGGGGATGCGACCCGAAGTCGCCAGAGAACGTGCCGAGTGGGTACAAAAACGATTACGTCAGTAGGCGTTATGTAGGCTAAAAGGATCTGACTTAGCCTACTATTGCAGGTACGTTCGCTTTGAGAAACCTTCCGACATACGTTAAGGCTGGCGACATCATTGGATTCTCGGGCTTCTATTGGCGCAGCGCGCTAGTCAATCTCGGGTCAGTAGGTATCCCGTTCTGGTCGCTTAGTCATGTCGGGGTCATGGCGCACGCGCCGGATTACATGCACGGTAAGTTGCTTTTGTTCGAGAGCAACGAAGACAGCAGGAAATGCGAAATAACCGGCAAGGTCGGTACGGGCGTGCAGGCTCACGACCTGCAAGAAGTTGTTGAACAGTATCGCGGTCGCGTGTGGTACTACCCGCTATATCGACCGCTCTATTGGCATGAGTCTACTCGTCTGACTGACTTCCTTCTGTCTGCGATTGACAGACCTTATGACCAAGCCGGGGCGGTTCGATCAGGAGGAATAGCCCTCTCGTTCTTCGAGTCGCTTTTTCGTGAACAGGACTTATCCGCGTTGTTTTGTTCCGAAACTGTAGCTTCGGCTCATGCGAACATTGGAACATTTCGGACGACGAACGCAAGCCGCTGGAATCCGAATAGCCTCATGCGCAAATTGAGGCGCATCGAACTTGTAGGAACCCCGAGGAAAATGAAGTGAAGAGAGTATTCGCAGTCTTGTCTTTGCTGTTGTGCTTTGGGTGCGATGCTCCAATCGAGCAACCAGTCGCCAGAACGAAAGAGCGGCCTGTCGTGAATATCCCGCTCAAGTTGCGACAGGAGAATTGGGTAGGGAGTAGGGATGAGGGCTCTTGCGTTCACGCTACGATGATCTCGCTGTTTCGTTGGCAGGGTCGCTACAAGATGGCCGACTACTGGCGCAGAACGCACGAGAACGGAGAGTGGCCTGATGACATGGCTGCGAAGTTCGACCGCGCCGGCGTTCGCTACGCATACGTCGAGAATGGCGACGTTGGATTCCTGGAGTGGGCGTGTCGCACAAGGCGAGGTTGCGGTGTTACCGTGATGGGCGGCGAGCACATGGTTGCTCTCGTCCATCTGGACAGCAAGTGGGCAGCGCTACTCGATAACAATATGGTCTCCAAGTTCATCTGGATTCCTCGCGAGACTTTTATCGCGGAATGGAAGGCCAGTTACGGGTGGGCGATTGCGCCGGTGTATACTCCGGCCGCACCCCCGCCGCAATAAGTCACTACGTTTCTTTTTCAGTGAGGGAACCATGAATCGAATCCTGTTGAGTGTCTGTCTGTTGTGTGCAGTGTTCATTGCGTGTTCCGCGTGCTACGCCGACTCCACTACCGTCAACGGCGTCTTGGCAGAGAAGCGTGTCGTCAATCTTCCGAACGATCAGGACAAGTGGTACGTCAGCGTCGTCGGCAATGACGGCGACTCTATCTATCGGAGTGTCCTCCGGTGGTTCGGGGAGAATGCTGCTCTCGTTGACTTGAAGAACAAAGTCCACTTCTGCCAAGTTGCTTCCGGCACTCCGATCTACCAGGAACGCTACGCCAAGAACATTTCTACGCTGCCTACCGTTCGCGTCCAGAAACCCGACGGCACTGTGATCTACGAAGCTTCCGGGGCAAACATTCCGATGTCGGCTGAGGGCCTTCACGCCGCCATTGCCGGTGGTATCGACTGCGCGCAGGGTATCCGTCCAATTCTGCCTTGGCGTCGGTACATGAACAACAAGCCTTGTCCCGGCCCCTGCCCCGGACCCGACACGCAGCCAGTCGAGCCCGACCCTGCACCTCAGCCTATCGACAACGGCGGAGCGCCTGAAGTTGACGCGCCAAGCGCTGCTGCTGGTGCAATCCTTGGTGCGGTTGGCATTTCTGTCATCGCTGTCTGCGTGGTTCTCGTGATCGTTGGCAGCGTGCTCGCCGGCGCTATCGCCCAATGGAAAAAGGGCAGTAAGGGGTAGGGAAATCGCTTCGCGTTGAGTCTCGTTTTCTCGAACTTTTCACAACTGAGGTTACACAACATGATCGGGTACATCGTTGCTGCCGTTCTCGCAGTCGTCATTCTCGCATTTCTCGGCTACAAGCTCGGCGTGTGGCTGTTCTGCAAGGATGAGGAAATCGAAGACCGCCGAAGGTACGCCGCGAAAATGGCGACCATTCTTTCCAAGCTGGGACTGAAGAAGATCCCCGACTTTCTGATCGACTATTCCGTCGGCGACTACAGCGAAATGCACGAGCACATGAAAGAGTCTGTTCGGCTGTTTCTGTCTAGCGAACAGGCCGTGCTCGACGAATTCGCGCAGGTGTTCGACAACTGCCTAGTCGCAAGGCTTGCGACCGAGGAAGGTCGCGCCTACATCGCCGCGAAACTGGTGGACGCCACCAAAGAAGATGACGTGTCGGCGATCAAGGCAGCGCCGAAGCCCGGCGTGGTGTAGGAGCCGGCAAGTTGCGACTGGTACGAACCTAAGCCCGGCTGCGAAAGTGGCCGGGCTTACTTTTTATTGGAGGGAGAAATGTCTCGAAAGCCTATCGTCGCAGTCGATCTCGTTCCGTGGTGTATCACTGCGATTCTGCTTGTGGTTCTGATGCTGATGGTCGTCGGTTGCGATAGTCCGAAGGCTCCCTGCCCCGGACCATGCCCCGGCCCCTGCAAGGTTCGAGTGCTTGCGTTCACGGCAGAGTGGTGCGAGCCGTGCAGAAAGGCGGCTCCGGCCCTCATGCAGGTTCAGGCATCAGGCGTCCAGGTGCGAATCGTGGACATCGACACGGAGTCACGTCTAGCTAAGCAGTACGGAGTGACCTCTGTTCCAACGTACATCGTCTACGTGTTCGGCGGTGCGGTTCGCACGCAGGATATCACGATGGTTCAACGGCTGACCCAACGGAGGTAGCTATGAGGATTGCAGCCTGTACCCTACTTCTAGGGAGTTTCCTGTCCGGCGCTGCCGACTTCGTTCCAGGCTCGCAGGCGTTGCAGGGAGGGGCCCTTGCGATCCTTGGTGCTACACTCTATTACGTTCTTACGAAGGCGTTTCCGGCCCACCTTAAGGCTATATCCGCCTCTCGGGAGTCGTTCCTGAAGGCGTATGAGAAAGCGCAGGACGGGTTCCTTGAAGCACAGGAGGAGGCCCGCAAGGACTACAGAGAATCCCTCGATAGGGTTGGACTCGCGATTGAGCGCGTAGGGGCTGTCCTGGAGGGGTGCCGGCACCGAGGATAGCGTTTACACGGCGCGTCTAAGCCGTCCAGGTGGACGGCTTTTCTTTTGCGCGGTAGACTAAGGCATGAGCGGACTACTCATTTCAAGAGCCATGACATGCCTTACGTTCTTTGCGTTCGCCTTCGCGATCTGGCCGACGCCTTACACGTACCAGAAGGTTTCTCGCCATGTGGTGCGATCCAAGGGCGTTACAGTGGAGGAGGTCTGGAAGATCAACCGGCTCACCGGACACGCCTGTATCGTGGTTCCGAGGGAGGAATAGGCCGGCTACAGCTACACACGAACGCCTGCTTTTTGCGTTAATATACGTAGTTTACGGAGGATAGGTAATCTGTGATATTCTTCATAAGTCGTTACTATATAATACCTTATGAAGAATCGCATGGATTGATTGGGAAGGTTCAAATCCTGTCCCCGCCACTTTCCTAAGCAGCCGTAAGGCTGCTTTTTTTATAGACTTACGGCGAGTAGGGTGAAGTAGAGAAAATTCGACTGTACCCATTACTACACCCAAACGTTCAGACTATACTAGAACGTGTACTAGTAATGCCGGCCAGTCATTGCTTGTCATGAATGAGATCATCGACTACTACAGAAAGTGGAAAAAGGATCATCCTGACTATCCTTTAGTTGTTCATTCAAGTGGCCA